GGCGGTGTTAGTGTCGTGGCAGTGATAGACCCCGCCCGCATGCCCATAACCCTGAACGCATTCTTGATCGCGGTTGCTGATTTCTTGAACCAGTTCTGAACGCGCTCAATTTCGTTTTTGTCAGTAGCGTCAATGCCCAGCAATGTTACCGGCATTGCCCCACCCTCAAAGTACATCTCTGGAAACTTGCTTATCGAGTACAATAGCTTTGCGTCAATCTTAGATGCAATACCCGCCCCGATACCAGGATAAATATCCTGCGACGGGTCAAATTCATTGATGTATAGCATTTCATACTTGCCGGCATTCAGGTCATTGACCCACGTTGCCCCACTGGTATTCTGCTTGAAGTTGATAATGCCATTTTCGTATTTGACCGTCATGTCAAACGGGTTGCGATATTTGACATCTTTTCTGTAGCCGGACTGGTTAGAGATGATCTCTCCAAATGCCGCGCCCGATAACAGGCATGACGCCTCCCAGCGCCACAGCAAGTCGCCCAACTTGGTCGGATAAGGCCAGTCAACCTCATTCTCTTCGCCCTTATAGATTGCAATCGGAATGCTCGATAGCGCGTCACACCTGAGCTGCACCGCCCGATAAAACAGGGGCACTCGCTTGTAGAGTGTCGCAACGGAATCGGGCACGCCGTCACTGGTTAGCAGCTCCATCCATCCAGGCACGTTAGTTATCGTCTTATAATTGTCTGCCATCCAGCCTCCGTTAATCCATCCAAAGTATCGCCCCTCCGCTGGTTGCTCCATCCCATGCGATAGCTAAACTCATAACCGTGTCATCGTGCATCCCGTCCGGGGCAGAATAACTAAACCCGCCCGACGCGTTGCGCTTGCTTTCAAAACTCAACAGCTCGCCAATCAGTACAGGCTCGTCTAAGACCAAAATATGCCCATTTTCGAAGGCTGCCTGTAAATTCTGTATAATTCCCTGCTTAGTTGCAGAAGTCGTGTTAAATGGCACGATATTCAGTCCCCTGCTTACCAACTCGTCAATAACCGGTCTACCTATGCTGTTACTCTCAACCACCATCGAGGTTAGATGATAGCGGTGGTAAACAGACTCTAATCGGTTGATCAGCACCGGATAATCCACGCGGTTGAAACGATCCATGAATACCATCTCTTTTGATTCAGCGTCCAACACGCTCACGACTGTAAAGTCCACCGAAGCCGCCACGTCCACCCCTGCCACGTATTGCTTGCCCTGCTCGTACTCACGCGGCTCTAAGATCGCAGCCTCTTTGACTCGCCTGAATACACCGCCGGATAAGTCTACAAATTGTGCAAGCGTTTCCTGCTCAAATATCTGTCTCGGTTGGGTATAAAATAGCTTCTCGATTTCCGAGAATGGAATATCAGGGTTCTCGTAAGGGTTAGGCTCTCGCTCCAACCCATTATCCGTTATCCGCACGCCTAACGTTGGTACTTGCCACGCCATGCTGTCAGGATCATCTACAGACTTTGCGTGCTCTTCCCAGTACCAATTCCGTCCATAAGGAGTACTGATTCCCCACGCCCAGCCATTCGTGTCAATCAACATCGGACGAAGCACCTCACTCCATGCCTTCCGGTGGATGTATGCGGCTTCATCCATCACCACTCCATCGGCTGTGTGACCGCGCGCATTGTCAGGATTATCAAGGCTGCGATAGAATATCTTGCCGCCATTCGGAAAGTGAGCCTCCATGCGTGACTGGTTGAATTTAGCAACGTTATTAGCCGCCTTGCGCGTTTCTTCAAAACCAACATTGACTTGATCGTATGTAGGCGCGCCCCACAATACCGCCTTACCCTTTACCGCGCTCTCAACCGCAATCGCCATAGCTAAAGTCGTCTTTCGCCATCGTCTACCAGCGGATAACCAGTTGAACCGCTTTGATTCGTTACGAACCAGTATCTGCCCTTGATGCGGATAAGGCAGCCGTATGCGGTCATTGTTCTCCGCGCCAGTCATTCACATACTCGATCTGGACTTTTCCACCATCCGCACCCGTGACTTCCTGCCGCTCAACGTATCCGCGCGACTTGCCGATGGTCTTTAGCGTGAAGATAATGGCTGTGATATTGCCCTCTTTCACTTGCTGGAATAATTGATTTTCTGCAAAGTCTATTAGCGTTTCCCGCTCTTCTTCGTAGACCGATTTTAGGGTAGGGTATCGGTCAATGTATCTTGCGATGGTGTTTCTACTGCAACCCAAATAACGCGCTGCAGCGGATATGTTCCCGTGCTTCTCGCGTATTGCATCGCCGATCTGGTTTGAAGTATACTTTTCAGCCATCGCTTTTAATCCGCTCAATTGCTCAATAACTCCGGCACTCCGCCGGTCACATCAACCCACCTCTGGATTGCTACTGCCACATAAGCCGGACTGATCTCAACCGCCCTGCACTTCCGCCCTAACCGCTCGCAAGCGATGAGGGTTGTGCCTGAACCGAGAAAAGGATCACAAACTATGCCAGTAGTATTATCTATTAGATTTTCGACAATCAACGGTGGTTTTATGCTCGCATGCCAACCTTCAACGTCTACTTTAGTTGTCTTATCCCAATTTATAGAATAACAGTCATGGCTATATTCTCTTGGCTCTTTCCATTCTGGATTTCCTTTAGAAGAAACAAGAATCGCTTCAGACTTTGTTAACCAACCTCTCCATATAAACGTAACATCGTTAGATTTATACATCCACAGCATACGCTCAAATTTATGTCCTGCGCCTCTAACCGCATCAAGCCAAACTGGAAACAATCTTGGCGACTGGAATGCAATAATCACAGCGTTGTCAATCGGCATAACAGATAAACAGCCATCGAATAAGGCATGTAAACCTTCAGGGTCATCGTTCTCAATTCCCTCTCGATTTATGCCATAAGGCGGATCAGTAATAACCGCCCCTGCACTTTCCCCTTGCATAAGAGCATCCATCACCGCCTTATCCGTGCAGTCACCGCATATAAGCCGATGTTCACCCAACTTCCACAGTTGCCCTAACTCCACGCCCCACTTTTCGCGCAGCTCCTCCGCTTTGTCAATCTGCGGCTCAACGTCCTCTGGTGCGTCACCCGCCCATAAATCAAGATCGAGGTCGTGTTCGTCGAAACCCCAGTCCAGCAGATCGTCCAGCTCAAAATTATTAGCCAGCGTGTCAAAATCCCACTCTGCCACGTTTTTATTCAAGCGCACATTCAACTCACGCGCTTCGTCAATGCTCAACTCCCTGTCAGGCACGCGCACATCGATCTGATAATCAGGATCGTAGCCTAACAACGTTTCCAGTATCTTTTTGCGTTGATGACCGCCGATAATCATATTGTCAGTGTTGATGATGATAGGGTCTGCAATGCCAAATTTGGCGAGGGACGCTTTCAAGTCCTTCGCCTGTTTCTCGGTTATTTGACGCGGGTTAGCCTCATAAGGAATAAGCTCCCTTATCGCCCGCTTTTCGTTATGCCAAGTTATCTCTCCCAGCTCGCCCTCACTTCAGTCCGTCCCGCCCAGCCAGGACTCGTCGTCTTTCCCGTTCATCGCATCAAGACGCGCGGTTAGCTCTGCTACTTGCTTTTCGAGTTCACGGATGCGCTTATCTCTGCCTTTTACGGCTACTTGCAGTTTGTCAACCTGCGTTTGTAGGTCAGCGTTTTCTTGCTGTAAGTTCAATATAAACGCCTCCCTATCACTAAGCACAGCCCGCAGTCCGCTTATCTGCGTTTCAAGCGCGTCCACTTTCGCCGCAAGCTCATCAGTTCTTTTGTTCGATGCAGATATGCGCGCTTCATAAGCATCGCTCAACGTTGCCACGCAATCCGCTGCAATTTTTTTGCGGTTGGAAATGGCGGATACAATCACCCCGCCTAAACCGCCGCCGCCAAGCAGCGATACTATGATTGCGATAACAACTTGCTCACTCATCGCTATCCAACGCCATCGTCGCCATGTTCGATATACATGGACGACCCTTTTACTGCAGCATCCTCAACGGCAATGCCAACAATCAACGCGACAATCACCGGCTGCCACGCGCCAATCACCCAGATAATCTGCTCTGCGATTTCTGGCGCGACATAGGCGGTCACAAAATAGGTTATTGTGCTGATCACAACATCAAGGATCATCAACCAAAATTTTCGACTTTTCAACAACGAACTCATTAATACCTCCAAGTGTTAGTTAGTAAAAATTATATGAGCCGGCTTGGTCCGCTGGCATTTTCTCGCGTGCCCGCGAGGTTGCCCTGCTTGCCGCGCGTGCCGGCTTCTGTTCAAAGATTATGTCAAGGTATGGAACGCGCCCCCGTGTACTTAGGGATT